TTGTGCATGGAAGTACCTTTGAGTACGGGGGGGGGTATCATCAGACGTAGCAACATCTGCGAGGTCGATTGGCAAAGCAGAAAGTAGTTGATTTGTTTCCGGGTCTGATGATGTCCAAGCCATAGTTTGTTCCGTGTTTAGTTAGTTCGGTCTGCTAGGTCTGTGAGGGTTGACATTAGTTTGCAATCAACTCCGATCTCGATATCTCAGTCCAATTCGTTCCGTCATAAACAAACGTTATCTTCCGATTCGCACCAGGGCTTGGATTAGTCCCCCACGCAGCCATCTTAAAAACTGCATCCCAAGTTGGCCCACTGATCGTCGTGCCACCGAATCGATTCGACAGTATGATCGTAAGTTCTTGGCCGGTTGTTGGATTGGTTGGTGCAGCGAAGATCGGTGTACCAGAAGTTGTGATCCGAGCACGAAATACGTCAACGAAATCAGCAGTGATTGTGATTGTCGAGTCGCCGGCAAAGTCTTCAGAGTAGTACCGACGAGCAGGAGAATAGCTTGAACCATTAGCGTTCAGTACAGGAATCGAAGCAGCCGAAAGCACCAAAACGCCACCACTTTGGAGCGATACGTTATCGCGAAAGAAAAAGCCTCCAGACTGAGGAGCGTATGCTAGTTTCGAAGGATTTAGCTTTCCTGCAAAAAGAGAAAACGAACCCTGGCCGTCAGTGCCAATATCAATGTGCACTGTTGAGTTATCGCGAAACAAACTCTCGACAGCGTTTCCAGTTGCAAGCGATCCAGTACCTCCAGTGCAACCCGTAAAACTAGTCGATGTCTTTCCTGTGTACTCAATCGTGTTTGAACCGATCTTTATCCATCCGTACTGCGGAAACTTCGTTGTCGAAGCAACATTGATTGTTGATTGAGGGAGCGATGCTCCGTTGCTTCCTGCCGCGATAGTTGTGGTTGCAGGATCGAAGATTGAGCGAGCGTAAAACGGTCGTTGGAGGTTTGCAAACTCCATATACATTTCAGGGCCAAGCCCGTCAACATCGGGGTAGTTGCTTTCGAAAGCAAGTATAGCCGTCGGTTTTCCCGGTATTGTGTTGCCGTGAAAGGATTCAACGCTCGTATTGAGTCCGATAGCGTAGATGTGATTAAATGTTCCCGGTGCACCATCATTTGCAATCGATTGCAAAATGTGTTTAAAAGATGGCCATCCTGAAGTAGCAAGGCCAATATCTAAAACGGTTACGCCAGCAGCTTCGGTGTTCATGCCGACACTCTCACCAGCAACCAAAGCCCCACTCGCATTCATCGCAAGCAGGCTAGTCGATGCTGGTGTTGCTAGGTCAGCCAGGGATTTAACCTTTGCCGACAACCTAGCATCAGGTAGCGTACCAGTCGTTAGATTCGTTGCCGATATGTCCAAGTACGCCAACGAATTCCAAGCCGTCACCCCATCCCCAATTTTCATTTGCTTGGTAGTCGTATCATACCCCTGCTCGCCCAAGGCGAGCACTGGATTAGCAGCATTCCAGGCACTTGTGGTGCCCCGTTTGGTTCGAATTGTATCGGCCATTGCAAATTACCTACAAACGTAAGAAAAAACCACTCGGTACAATTATAACTCATACCGAGTGGTTCGATTGAAAACTGGTCAACTTTCAACTACTGCTTAGGCAGTAGTTGCGTTGCCGGTGTAGTGAACGATACCTGATTGCGAATTCTTGTCTTGACGAATCAAAGGAACCATCAAAGCCATCAACCGCATGTTGAGTGTCTCGCCGCCATCGGTGTTCCACTGAACCAATCGCATGTCCATTCCGACGAGGATCGAAGCAGTTTGTGGGCTTCGGCGAACCAAAACCAACTGGTTTCCGGTAAGGTAGTCAAGTTGTTGAACACTGTTGATAACCGAAAGTTCGGCGATCTTGTTCTGCAAGTTGCTTCCGGAGTAGTTGGCAGAGTAATCGCGAAGCATGTACTGCATCAAACCGGTGCTGAAGTACAAATCGTATGTACCGAACTGGTTTTGATCCTGTTGCTTCTTAACCATCTCGATGACGCTGTTGTACAACATCTGAGGAGTCCATCCACCAACTGTTGGGTTCAAGAACGCTCCTGTTTGACGACCTGGGAAGTTCGTCAAACCGTAGAGAGTTCCGCCACCGTATGCGTATGTGCCCCAAGTTCCTAAAGCCATCTTCTCGATGGTTTCAGCAACTCGCTCGGAAGCCATTTCCAAAGTGGTTGTGCTGATCGCTTGACCGCGATTTCGGCTGATAGCCAATTCGCGAGCTTCAAAGGACAATTCCTTGTGAACAATCGGCAAAGGCAAGTTGACGATGTCGGTCGTAGGACGATCAATCGTCGAACGACTCTTCGGACTCATCGAAACCGACGCATCGTCGATATCGCTAACTCGTTCGTATTGATATACGCCGAAGTTGTATGCGTTCGCGAAAGATTCAGTCATCCCAGCGGCACGCATAGAGTTTACCAACTGCAACCGAGGCTTCGCTACGCGAACAACGGCGGCATCTAGGTATTGCCATTCGTTCTTCGAAAGAACCGCACCGGCATTACCGATGAACTTTGCTTCGTACAACGGCTTGCCGTTGCTGTCGTATTTTCCGTTATGCACGGAAATATACGACTTTCCGTCTTCGCCAACGTATGGTCGAAGGGAGTCGTAGTTACCGCCAGTGGAAAGGAGTCTCTGGGCGACGGAACCGTTGGCAATCAAGCCGTTGTCCGTTGCCGAGAATCCGCTATCAACTTGAACTTGTGTTTCCATGATTCTTGTTTTTGGTTCTTTCTTGATTGTGGGTTACGCGAAGCGAACGAGTACGAGGTCTTCGGCTGTGGTTGTGATCGCTTCTTCGGAGATAGCAACGATCTTCAACGGAGAACCGCTGGCTTTGACCAACTGACCTGCGTTGTTGTACATCATTTCATCGCCTACGACCAAAGTCTGGGATGTAGGGACTCGGACGTAACCGAGCATACCGGGCATTGGATGCACTGCTCTTGCTCGTGCTCCAGATGCGTAAATCTTGTCTACGCCGCCGCCGGTTGTATGATCGCCTTGGAACTTGTCTTCGCACAACAAAATCGTAGCCGCTTGGCCGATTGCTGTGTTTTGGAGATCATACGAACCGCTCGACAAAACTCGGACAAGATTGCCCGGCTTGAGCGGAGCGGTTGTCGTTCCGGCGCTGATAGGTCGTTCTACGTCAGGAACATCCAGACCGAACGAATCCTTCAAAATTGTGTTTGCTGCTGCTAATGCCATAGTAGTATCAAATTCCTCTGGTTCTGGAAATTAGAATGTGGAGAGTGGAACAAGGGGGCTTACTTCGACCTTGGCCGGAGCAGCTTGGTTGCCGACGAATGCTTCACCTGCATAGACAGGTGCTTTAGCAGGAGCGGCTGGAGCTACAGCAGAACTGATAACACTTGCGAACTTTTGCAACTGTGCTGTAGGCAAAGATGCGAGTTCGTCGGAAGTGAAAGTGTCCTTGCTGTTAGCGATGATCTTGTTAATCAGTTCTTCGCGACTCTTCGCGACTACTGCCATTGCATCATCGATTTGGTTCTTAACGGAAGGTGCGGCATGTTCAAGTAGCTCTGCAACCGAATTGCACACTAGCTTCACCGGCTTGGCTTCTGCGACAGGTGCCGCTGGAGCGGCTGGGGTTTCTTGTGTTTCCATCTTCTCTTTTTGGTTCTGAACGGAATAGGATACCTTGCGGGTCACCTTGACCTTTTCTCCTATTAGTTTAACTGATTCATTTTCAATTTCATAATTTTGTTTGAAGTATTCTGTCTGCCCATTGGCTACCATCGAGAAAATGACAGAATTCTGGTCGATATCTTGGGCATACGCCCAAGTAGAATCGCCGGTAGGATCGTATTTGTCGTAAGCGGCATTCACTGCATTCGCAATCAAAACAGGCACTTCGTCTGCTCTAGTCGGCTTGGCCGACTTGTTGACCAGTAGCCCGGCTCCGTCTTTGAGAGAACAAGCCCCTTCACCTTCAAGAATGATCGCTAGATGATCTGGCTTGAAAGCCGTTGCCTTGGCGATGTAATCTTTACCGTTGTAGTTGCCGTTGGCCATGAGAGCTTCTACAAACAATCCGGTGCTGACTTCGAGCTTAGTATTGGCCAAGAGTGCAGAATGCACTATTTCGGCCCCTTTGACCTTGCTGAGTCTTTCGGCATCGAACCAAGCCTCGGCTTGTAGCTTTTTGGTCTTCCGGTTGTACTTAGTATTAAGTACCATGCCGATAGATCGACTATCCAGCATCTCGGGCGTGCATCCGGAAACCTTGTTACCTGAATTATCTTCAGGGTGTCCGATGGTAATTGGACGAGCATTCCAAGCAGAAATAGAGGCGGTGATGTCTTTTTCTTCATAAAGCACAGGCCCGGCGGAGCCGGGCCAAACGCCTTCAACCAACATCGAAACCGGAGCTACGAGGTAGCTACGACCCTGAAGAGTCTTCTCTTGAACTTTGTTCGAAAGGTTGGCTATCAGCTTTTCCATCAGATTCTCCAGTGGCGATATCTTCTACCCAGGCAGCTACAGCACCGACGACGGTGGGGATATAGAGTGCCCAATTCATATTGGCGTTGCCCTTCTCGATTTGTCGCATGTGCGACTCGATAAGGTCAGCTAATTCAGTATCATTGTACTTTTTCCCAGGCTCAATACCTGAATTCACCACATCGAGGTCATCGGTGATGTCCAACGCGGAGGCTAAAGCCTCCCTACGATCCCCTTGACGGAGAGCGGCTGCCATTGATAATGCGGCTAGTGTGTTGAAGTCTTTCATTTTATTAGCTCGACCGTTGGACGGCGTTGGTTGGGGTTTTGGACGGGTCGCGTTTATTTCCTGGTTTCGGCACCTTTGGTATAGAACTAGGGGCATTTCCACCGGCGGAGCCGGTCATGCCCTCAAGTTGCTTGAATACCAACGAATGCTCAGTCGGCGGAGCCGACTCTATTGCCTGTACCTGTTGGCCGGAGTATCCCATCACCTTGCCTAAGAACTCAGGGCGAGGGATAATAGCTTCGGCACCGGCAGTAGCGTACCGGGCTAAGGCTTCGGAGAAGTCCTTAGCGACCTTGGCCTGTTCCATGATGTTAAGAGGAGCCATCGGCTCCCACTTGACCATGTAAGGCAACGGTTGATCTTCTTGGGGTACTGGAGTAGGTAAAGCACCGATCTGGATTAGCCGGTCGATGAATGGCCGGATCAAAGATGGTGTGACGTATCGCTCCTTTCGGAGCATGATCCGCTCACGCCATGTAATCGTATCTTGCGGACTATCTAGCTGCCCTTGCTGGGAGCCCATGAAAGTCTGCATAGGGATCGCCTTAGTCATGGCGATCAGTTTTAGAAGATTGTCAGTGTGGCTCGTAGGGTCCGCAATTTGCGGAGCAATTGACTTGACCGATACTCCGACCATAGTGATGTATCGCTGGAGTCCCTCTGCATACATCTTCACGTCTTCGCGTAGAGCGTCTCGCTCTTCGGTGGAGAATTCACCGTGCTTTGGATCGACTTCGAAGGATAGTCCAGGGAACCCGCCCTTCCAGAACATCTCGCCGGAACCTCCGACGACTTTGCGTAAGTCCATCAACCGGTTCCAGACATTCTCCATTCTCGGCTGGCCGAGGATTTCAGACTCAATTAAATTGTCTGCGGCATGGAGGATACGGGACCAGTGGACTCTCTCCGTCGTGTACGACGTGTTGCTAGAATTGGTAACTTCGTTGAAGTTCAGGTTGTAATACAGAGGATGATTGAACCGTGGATTGGTAGGATCTGTCTCCCACTCCAATACGCTGACGGAAGCCTCTGTGAAGACTCGGTAGTAGATAATATTTGTGTCGGTGCCAGGACCGTCGAGCATTTTATGCTCGTCGTAGCCGGGTGCCGGTATTTCCAGAGATGCTCCATCGTCCATGCCGATGAGCATCACGCCGTAGCGGAGAATGCCGCTAATGCGGTCTAAACGGTGAAGATAGGAGAAAAACCGGGTTTTGGCTTCTAGGCGGTCTACCGCCTTTTCGAACTCGGTATCTCGTTCCTCTTCCGTCTCGTATATCTTGGGGTATTGTTGCCAGCATTCGTCTGGTTCTAGCGTCACAACACGGGAGGCGACATCGCCTCTCCGAAACATACGCACGTAATCGTTGTCATTGATGAAGTTCTGGTAGCCACACTCTTTATCTAGATCCCGAGTGCCGTCAATCCCGTCCATGACGGGAATGCCTGCCAATGCACGGTCGTATAGATTCGTTAAGAATTGGAAAGTCGGTGTCATTGCGGCTGCCTTGGATTAGGAACTCTGATTCTGCATTGTAACAGAACAAGGGTTAATGTGCAATTTTTCCGTTACCAAGGTGCCTCGACTGTGCTATAGTGTAGGCAGAAAGGATTACACTATGCTTATACTTGGTTTTGTTTACGCGGTCGGGGTTGTATTCCTGTACTTGAGGCTGGAGCGAGTGCTTAATGTCACCGGCAGAGAGCCGTGGGTGAATGCCGCCGTGCGGCATACGGTTGCCGCCTGCATGGCTCTGACTTGGCCGATACTGGCTACGGTAGCTGCCGGAGCCATCATAACGACGTTGTTGTCGCCTCCCGAAGACCCTATCTAAGTACGCCCAGGCGTACAGTAGGCTTGGTCAAGATCTGGAAAGCCAGCGAGCTGGCATCGACTTGGTCGTCGTGGATACCGTCTGGGAAGTGTTTTAGCTCCTCGACGTACTCTTCCCATACCTTCCCGCGTATCGCCGTATGCACATTGCCTAGATTTATTTGCGTGGCAAATAAATCGGCCCGAATGTCCTTGCGAGCGGATGACCGCTCGACGTTGACAATGAAGCCCATTAGCCGGCGGCTAGCGTGGATTACGGCTTCTTGCCCGGCGGAGCCGGGCTCTTGCTCCATGCCTACTCTACAGGATTTACCGTCCGTATGTGCCGTCAGCAGGATGATCTTTTCTCGTTCATCCGTGCTCCATTGGCCCCGTTTGATATCTAAAATCCATACTTGGCCGTTTTCTAGGATGCCTAGCTTTACTCCTACCGTGTAATCCCCACCTTCGGTGAGGTATGCCCTATCCCATGCTCGGACGATTTTCTTGAAATCCCGGTCTGCCGGTGCCGCGATATGGTCGGTGATGATCCTATCTACCTTAATGGCACCGCCTCCGGGCGGTATCGGTTGCTGTAAGATCTGACCGGCGTAGCCATATTCCCCTAATTCCTGCCTGATACTGTTGAGAACACTTCTACTTAACCTGACTGGATCAAATAAGTCATCCTTATAGTAAGCAGCTAGCTCCGGCGGATGGATAGCACTGGTCTTTTCGCCTGGGAGGCAGATAATCTTGATGTTCGGGAACTTGGTTAGCATCACCTCGGTCGGGTCCATGATCGAGATACGCTGCATCACTAGGTACGTCCAAGAGACGGCTTTGTCTACCTTACGGCTAGGAAGCGTTTCTGAGACGTATTTGGCTGCTTCCAGCAGCTTTGCTTTCGACCACCCGCCTTTTGGATCGATAGGATCATCGATGCCGATACAGTGAGCGTGGCGACCTGTGATATTACCGCCCGTACCGGCGGCGTATCTGTCGCCGCCGAGGGTATTTGACCAAATGGACTTGTTATTTAGGTCTTCTCTGAGGACTATTTCCGGAAATAGCTTCTGATATAGGGGGCATTGGATGATTCGGCGGCTTTTTACCGTCAATTCGAAGGCTAAATCTTCAGCAAAGCTGGTTCCGATGTACCGAAATCCCGGCATCCGGGTCCATACCCAAGGGACATAGAGGACCGTAAAAATCGAGGATTTTGAGGTTCCGGGGCTGATATTGCAGATTAAATCCGCTTCTTTCGGCTTTCCTTCGAAGATTCGCTCGGTATTTCGCTGGATTTCGTCGCAAAGGTAGGGAATATGCCAGTTGACTTGTAGCTTCTCGGTGGAGACATAAGGCCAAAATGCTTTCACGAAGTGAAAGTAGCTTTGGCGGCACAAGTCCGCCTTTTCTTTGTAGTAGTCAATTTGCATAGTTGAACAGTACCCCTACTTTGGTTAAGATAAGGTTTTCTTATCTAACTTGAGGTGCATAATAATGGCTAAATTCGTTCCGGATCAGAAAGTCACTGAAAAGTATTTGGCATCTATCGAGAGAAGGGCCACTGCCCTTCTGAACAAGATGGAAGGTAAGCCGATTACCGGTATGCGGACACAGTACACCCGACTTGAACTCCGCGAAGCGGAGATGCTAGCCATTCGCCAGTTGCTTGAGAACCGGCATGGTAGTTGTGCTCGTCTGGCCTTTGATCTGATTAACATAGTAGCGTCGGTGGATACCGACTGGGTGAAGTTCTTCCCGGCTTTCGAGGAACTGGACAGGATGGTTACTCGGGAGGGTTTTCAACTGGTTGGAGATTCTGCTGGTTGGCGTCTTCTGGATTCTCAGGGACGGGTGGATCAAGCGGCTCCAACACTCCGTGAGCTACTAGTATGTCACGTAGCCCCACCGGATGATCCGGCAGCCGGATGTAACGGATGCGAGGAGGCGTCAACGCCTCTTGGGGGATGGTTTTCGGATCGATAGTCTGCCCTAGCATTTCTCCGAGCTTGGTCGCAATGCGAACTCGCTCACGATCCCAGGCGGCTTGTCGGATGCCTTTGATCCATTCAACCCGCCGTACACGGCGATTTTCGATGATATCGTGGGCGGCGGTATCTCTTTCGACGATAAATTCGATGAAAGGCTTATATTTGGGGTCTTTCATGGTGGCTTTAGCCCATTTTGACCATGTAGGACTCTGCCGGAAGGTAATCAGAGGGCGAGGATGACCGGAATTGATGGGAATTTTGAAGCGGAACTTACCGAAATGCGGGATTTTTACTAATCCGACTTCTTGGAGCTGTGCAAACAGCTCGGGGAAGACTTCTTTGACGACCATGTGCACTTCGGCGCGGCTCGCGCCTAGCTTTTTGGCGATTGCGGTCGAAATAGTCTCAACTGTGACGGATTTTTCTTTTTTTGCGGCCATCTCTGGTAGTTAATACGCTATAGTAAGGGTGGTTTTGGAACAAAGTCTATTAGGGAATATAGCATGTCGAATTATGATAAGCAGGTTTTTGAAGAGATGGTGGAGTCTTTTGCTGCGGAATTGACTGAATCCGTGTCTCCGGTGATGCAAAGTCTCGACGAACGGGAAGCCGATCCAAATCGCTCCGGAGCGGCGGCAGCCGCTATGTGTACTGTGGCTGCCAGCTTCATTGCTGCGTGCTTTTCACCTGATTTCGGTGAATCGGAGTCCCGGAAGCTGGTATACGAGACGATGGCTATCGAACTGTGTAAACAGTTCGAAGCCGTCACGGGTAAGGTAGCGTCGGAGACGATGATGGCTATCCTTCGTTCGTCACTCATGGAAGGCTTTGATCCGGAGAATAACTAGGTGAAAATCCTGTTCCTATGCCTATTCTGCTCCGTTCCCGGTCTACGCCCAGGCGTAGAACAACGGAATGTCGATTTGCTGGAACTGAATCACTACTATGACGCCAAGGGCGTCCACGTCTACGACCAGGTGATTTTCTGGGAGAAGATACCGGGTAACGGCAAGTATCGGGTACAGGACTGGGTATTGGTTGACGATCAAGACTACTTCAACCGACGCCCAAGAACCCGTACACCGGGCGTCTACGAGGTCATATGGCATATCAACGGTAAGCTACTGGTGGTAACCAGTCCTATGCTGAAGGAATCCTGGACACAAGTTGATCCCGAACGTAGGGATCAACTCAAGTGGCCGGTAATCAACCGAAACACCATCAAACCGGTTGTTCTACCAACGGATGACGACGTTAGCGGGGCTCGTTAGCGGATTCTCCGCTTCTAGCCAGGAATTCGGGATAAGGGAAAGTAGCTGCTCCTGCGAATAGCTATCGACCCCAAACTGGCTGCTGATGAAGTTACAGGTCATATAACCCTTCTTCGACTTCAGGATTACGTGCTCCAAGTACCAATCCTGCATCTGCTTATTGCATTCGGAGAATGCATAGTTGCTAATGCAGAAGTCCCAATCAGTAACCCGGCTGCCGACGAACAATTCTCCATGTTCTACCGTCAAGTCGTGCTCGGCTAAGTATCGCTCCTGGAGCGATCCGGCTTCCGGTAAATCAAAAATGGTATAACTCTGCCAGAGTATCTTATTTCGGATGACCAATGCTTGGCCACCGTAACCCCCTCCAATCTCCACTATAGCGTCTCCTGACGCTAGCCCAGCGTAGATCAAGTCTCCTAGTACCTTGACGTACCGGAGCGTGCTAGGGCTCACGCTAGGGCCATCCTTGAGGGTGATACAGCGATTGGCTCCGCCAATCTCATCATTGACTACCAGTCTAGGTAGGGCGGCCAGCAGGAGCGGATACCGCTCCCTGATTACCTGGAGATACGCTTCTCCTTGCTCGGCAGACGTATGCTCGAATATCGGAACGATATCCGGGTGCTGCTTGAAGGTGTTCAGGTCCGCAGTCAAGCACGCCTGCTTGAAAGCCGTATAGTCGCTGATTGAAGTGCTCATAGCATTATGATAACTACTACCGGCGACTGATGCAAGTATTCTAATTACGGCGTACTTTTCGCCTTAACGCAGAATGCGTTCTAGGGCTACCGGACATAGGAGTGGGGAGTGATAATCCCTGCAATTTCGGCACTTTTCATTTTTCTAAATATAAAAAAATAATGGAAGATTCTACACCGTAAAGCCTAAAACTGGACATTTGTGGCTCGTATTCGGCTTCAAACGAGACGGTAATAGGTTTGTGGATGGTAGACGAGTCGGTATCACCTGACCGCGAAGCGGTCCCGAAAGCCGGTATCCAGGACGGCGGAGCCGTCCAAGGAGCCGGTGTTTCTAATATTTTGATAAAAATATTAGGGGGTCTGAACCATCCGCCCATCCGCCTAGGCGGATAGTAGCAAGGCTAATATGACCCCCCTTGCCTACGAATGCAGCATCTGCCTAACTCCCTTGCACCTTAACGCCTATTCCCTAGGCTACGTCTGATAATGTTTGTTATGTTCGGTTACCATGTGGCCCTCTATGCCTAGGCCTGCTTGGCAGGCCCTCTATGCCTAGGCCTGCTTGGCAGGCCCTCTATGCCTAGGCCTGCTTGGCAGGCCCTCTATGCCTAGGCCTGCTATGCAGGCCTAGGCTACCCCTTGACCGGTATTTTTATTTCTCGTTTTTCGTAAGTCTTTATGTAGTAAAGACTTAGGTTTTTGGCCTCTAAGCCCTTTCGCAAATACTAAGTGTCTAGTGAGGAATGGTACTGGGAATCTTAGAAAACACTGGGAAGATTGTTTCCTAGTGTTTTTGTTGGTCCAGAGCCTTATTTTGGTAATTCTTGGCAGAATTCTAGGATATTGGCTATTGCTTTGGCTAGTGGCTGCCGATATCATGCATACGTCGCCGGGAAACGGTGACGCGGTGGAAACCGGCTGAGAAGCTGATGGAAACCGGGTCGCCTTTAGGCGACGAAGGGCCTAAAGGCCCTAGGATACGGGAAGCGGTTTCCAGTATCTCCGATATACCGATTACTCGTTATAGGAGTCGCTTTCGACTGCTTACGCATCCGGCCTAGTCCGCCATTCCTGGTTTACCGATACCCTACGCATGGGAAACAACCCCACCGTATTACCCAACCGAATAGTTGGCTGTATTGGTAAACCGTCCGATCTTTGACAATTTGGATAGCCACTAATCCCCATATACTGGTTGGGGAATGACGAATAGCAATATCGTCTAATCTATCGGGAGGGTCGATAGGATTACCTTCAAAAGTAGTCCACTCCCGTTAGTCGCGAAACAATAGTTTCTCGGTTGTTCGTTCTGCCGTATTTTGGGAACGGATAACCTAGTTAGCGATTGTGGGCGATATCGTAGCAAACCTTTCTTAGGGGACTACCTTACGATATGGCAATGTCACCACAATAGAGCTATAGGGAAAGTATTGTGGAGTCCGCGAAAATGACTCCAACTATCGAATTAAGGAAATGACAGCAAACAAAGTAATGGCTAGCAACTAGGAATTGTTAGCAGTTTGCTAACCCAGAATGGGCGATAGGAATAGAGACTACGAAATACAAAACAACCCACCGATATGAGAATCTAGACGATAGGAATTAGTTAATCCGATTCAGTTTAGACCGCTCCTTTCTAGTGCAATGCTAGATTGTCGGTTTCAAGGGAGCCAATTGTTGGCTCCCTTTTTTCGTTTACTCCAACTGGAGAATTGTAAATAATGAACGGAGAAATATGGTATGCCACGAATGAAGATATAGGCATAGGCGGAATGCCTATCCTACGTCTTGACGTATGTGACCTACGGAATAGATTTGGCCTGAATCGATTGTTGGCCGATACCAAAGCGATTGCGGTTTTTGAATTGTACCCCAGCTTATTTGTGCAATTGTATGGGAATAGCTATCCGGAACTAGATAACCAATTGGCCGACATAATGGCTGAACTCCAAGAAAGTAACCGAAAATGATAATGATCTGCGAACAAAGTACCCCAATTGCCTTCATTCGTGCCGAATGTACTGACCTTTGGAACGAAGGGGGCTCTTGGAGTGGCAACTACTGTTGGGTGCGCCGTCGCACGGTTGTTGTGCCTACAACCGCAAGCGATAAAACCATTAGCCGACGAATCAAGAAAGCTCTTGGAATCCAAGGAATGCCCGTTGATAGCTGGGCGGGCTCCGATTATTGTTGGCGGGATGGATGCGTCGGCGCTTATGCCGATTGGATTGTATAGCATACAAGCCGGTTAGCGGCGGGTTCGAGTCCCGCCGTATGCTCTGGGGTCGTCATGTGACGACCGTTGTTAACCTTTAGATTGGAGATATCATGGCAACCAAAACCCGTATCGATACTGTACAGGACAAATTACAATCGCACTTAATAGAATCCGGACTACATACTGAATGCATTGTCGAATGTGACAGTTCGGCGATAGAACGCCGGTATTATATCCGCACGAACTATTCTATATCAGGAGTAGTGGAAAGAAATACCCGCGACGGTGGCGGGTTCCGTGTATTGCTGGAATATACCACCGATAACGAAATGGCGGACAATTGCGGTATTTTGGAGCAACAATTCAGCACAATTCAAGATATGCTATCCGCTTTGAAATTCCATCTTTCTATATTCCGGTCGCTGCGAAAATCACTAGCTAACGTACTTTAGAACGGAATAAACCATGATCCAGCAACAAAGCACACAATCCCGATTGGACTATCTGCGGAAAGCCCGCAACTATGCCAAGCGACAATTCGACAAACTGATTATCTCCCCTGAATACAGATATGCGCATCCATCGCATGCCGTAGCTCACGCCCTGCAATTAACGGAAGCCCGATACCCTGATTTGGGTACATTCGGAGTTGAGGGCACTACTAGCGATTATGGGCAGGATGTATTTACTATCCAATACCTCCACACCGGCGAAACCTACGATCTCACAATTTGTTACTACAAAAGCCGATTTATTGTGAGTTCGTGGGGCGATATTGCCGAAAGATACCTCTAAACCAAGGAAATTTGAAATGAAAAACCACATTCCGAAAATCAAAGCATTGCATACGGCAATCTACAAATCGATCTTCCACCGGAACCCGCCGCTAACCTACGCCAAAACAGTGCAAGCATTAGACTTGCTTGCGAGACTGATAAGCGACTATCCCGGCGACAATGACGATTGGATCTACATAGGTGAAAGCTCGTACGTATCGCTGGATTCATTGCTAGTCGCCGCGTATTGGCATCTCTCCCAATGGCATTCCGGCCAATGGTCCGACGAATACCGGGCGCTTAGTGCCATTGGCGAGATATTCTCGCCTGGAATGACAAGCGAACCAAGCCGGGGCGACTCGGAATATGATTGCTACAAAGCACTTGACGCAATGGCACGCCGGGAAGCCGGATTGCCAGTGTACTCTTTTTACCCGCTCGTTTTACGCTAATGGAATATCATGAAAACCAATACAATTCTATCTGTTTTATGTGAAGATGGATTGACTCGCATCAGTTACCCCGCCTATAGGGTGCCCGGATGCTTTTTCGTCGTCCGTGAAGTAGGGGCTAAAGATTTCACTGTTAGTGATCCGAATACAGGGGCGTGTATCGCCCATTGCAACTACTTCCAAACGGCGTGCCGATTCGCCAACATGCTCCACGATTTGATTTGTGAGAGATTGCCTGAATACAGCAAGGCAAGCCTTGAGGAATCCAAGCAAATCCTAATGGATGCTCAACTAGGTAGTTTTTATCCTCTGCGACTATGTAAGCCGGGACAATTTGAAAACGCCTACTTTGAACAGCAAGCCCGAAACGCCCAGCTATCCCAAGAGCTAGCCGCCCATTTTCAACATCAACTCGATTCAGCAAGATAGGAAATACACAAAGGAGAAAACTGAATGTACCGATACAACTACCGCGACTGGCAAGGCATCCAACAGGAAGTCAAAGTTACCGGAACGATTGTTATCCGGCAGGACGATATCCGGCTATATGTCACCAAACATCGAAACGGCTACGCCGTTCACTATGGCCTGGAAACGCAACTGGCAACCGACCTAGCCGACGCTATGCGACAATTTTCCGATTGTTTTTGCCATGCTGCCGAGTGCGGGGACTTAAAAGCCCTCCAAACCTCCAAATTGGCACCGTAGACGCGTTCCGCGTCCGAATAGCTATAACCACACCAGTTAGACGCGGAACGCGTCTAATGGGCCAAAATGACGATTTAACGAGATAACCCAAATTTGAGGGAAATAAAATGCGAATGCTAGTTTACAACCGAATCATCGCAAACTGGATTAAGGGCGTCGATGATATGCTGAATGTCTGCTATGTGATGAGATGGGAAAGCGAATCCGTACCTGATGGAATCGAAATCCTAATTCAGCATCTCGACGAGGATGAAGCGCATTTGGTAACGTCTCGGTATCGCCTTGAATACGGCAAGGATAGTCCGAACCTCCGACTTATTTTAGCCGCTTGTAGTGATGAAGCGATGCTGACATGGCTGGAAGCCCAGCATTCGCAGATTTACCGATAACACTTTTTACCCCGCAAAGGATTGCGAATTATGCTTTATCGTGGATGGATTGACGGACAATGGAAAATCACGCCGAATTTAAGTGACCTTGACGGAATTGAATCCGTTGATATTTTCTTCAACGGATTTTGGACTGTTTACTACTAACACTTGGAGATTATTGAAATGAAATACCACGCACACAAATGCGAGACAACCGGAAAATGGCAAGTATTCTATGGCATTACCGATGCCGTAATACTGGAACTACCTAATTGGATGCCGTTTTCCGTGGTCAGTGAAATGATGCGAGGTCTTGATCGGACGGACCCCGTTAATGTGTATCCTGAACTGTTCAATTCTTGATTTAACCCTTTTTTCCTTGGAGATTATTGAAATGACAACCGCAACATTCAACCAAGCTCGCTTCGACGAGCTAACCGCCAAAGTCGAATACTCGGCTACCTTTGTGCCGTTTTCTAGGTCGCGATCTCGCGACGAAAAGCAATGCAACCTCAACTGGGTTATAACCCTGAAAGCCGGGCGGACGGAATTCTCTACCGATTACTCGCAAGGTGTTGGGCACATTCCTAAATATCAGCACGGGAATAACCTTGTTATCTACCGCGATGCGGTAGCCGAAACGTGCGAAACCGGACTGAATCATACAATCGACTACAAAAACGATATGTATCGCAGGTTAAGGGCGAAACCGTTAGCGCCTCCCGCGAAAGCCGATGTTTTCTATTGCTTGTTGATGGATTCCGATGTGGTGTACTTCGCTTGCTTTGAAGATTGGGCTAGTGAATTGGGCCACGATACCGATAGCCGCAAGGCGGCTAAGGTTTATGAAGCCTGTCTGCAAACTGCCCTGAAATTCCGTCGATTCTTCAATGAAGCTGAATTGACTGAATTGCGTGACCTGTTCTCGGATTACTGAGACGATACCCGATTCCCGGCTAGCTCGCCCGGCTAGCCGGTCCCGGTTACCGTTTTACCTTACCCACCTTTTGGAGATTATTGGAATGTTAGCTAGTCAAATTAAAACCGCTTCTGATTTGAAGTATTTCGTCCAGGAATACAATCCGAACTCGAACTTCTTTAGCCGCCCGGCCATGAAGTTTTTCGGGGATACCATGCAAAATTACGGCGTTCGCCGGGTTACCGGCACCTATTGCGGTGGCGTCCAGATGGAAGCCTTTGAATTGTATCGCCGGAAGCCGGTCCATCACGGGCTACAGACCTCGGCCTATTTCTGCCCAATCACATTTCGCCAATTAGTAGGATTTAAGGAATCAGAATGAGATACCGCCTGAACCCGGTCAAATCAAGCGAAGTGATCGCCTCAGTGGGCGATCTGACGGTGACTCGCTTCTATATGCACAATCCCGCGAAGGATTTTGTTTCCGTGCGGCTGTCGCATCCGTTCGCGGATGCTGTCGATACCGATCTGACGCTAGCCCAGTTCGCCGAATTCGCTAACCTATTACAGAAAGCAATCCCAACATGAGACTAATAACCCTCACCAACGATTTCCACAATACCAGCGTAAATCTACGCTGCGAAGTCCTCAGCCATATCTACCATACTGCCGTGGCGTATCCCAACGCCAACCAAATCAAGAAAGCCAAGCGTACTTTGTGCGGTATCGCCGGGTGCAATTGCTCGAACGATGCTGGTATTCGCGGTCGTCAAGAAATTGACGGCAAACGGCTTGAAGTCAATTTGGATTCTCTACACAAAGGATAAACCCATGCCGAAACCACTCAAAACCTACTACGTCATCCGTACCGGATGGAATGCCGCCAACCAATCGATGCGTTCTGCATCCCCGAATCCTAAAAACAGCTTCGAAGCGAACCGCTTCAGCCTAGTATTGATCGTCGAAGCTGATTCGCCAGAGTCAGCTTGTGCCCAGTTTCACGGGACCGTTTACAACGGTCAAAGTTTGGTCGCGGTGACCAATAAGCGATCCGTTCGCGGATTGTCGAAAGCCATTCTCAATTACTACTGTTATGAGGCTAATTTCGCATGAACTCAACCATATTCTGGAAACTAGACGACGGTCGCCATTGGAGAGCCGATAGACACATCGATATCCGCAATCGATGGTGGGTTGCCGAATGCTGCCCAATCGGCAACGCCGATCACGAATGGCGTGACCGCTTCGCGGTCTATGCTGACAGTAAAGAGCAAGCAAAGGTTGCCGCTCTACTTCGACTCCAACCGAAAGCAATCCCAACATGAATACCCCAATTGATGATATCGAACAATCGGCCTACCTAAGCGGCTATGCCGCTTCCGAACGCCGGTATTCCGTAGACGGCATCCGCCGCCTAACTTACTACACCGCACTGATAGCCGGCTTGGTCGGCTTCGTGCTCGGTGCCCTCGTTTCCCGTCTCTAATTTGAAGGAAGTTTGAAAATGTATTACGTTTTTTCGACACAACGCAAATTCACCCTAGCCGCCGCTAATCGGATTAAGCGGTCCATTCGGTTCATTGATCCTGAGGCTACGTTTATCGGGCCTGTTACAGGCAACGGGACTACAGGTTGGATTGAACGACCGAACGACGGCACGAACAACATGAATCATGTTCGCGCTCGCAATGAAAAAATGGCGGCTATCGCAAGGAAAGAGATTTACGGAGTCGAGGAAAATGATGAATAAAGACGATTTAAGCCGGTATCAACGATACCGGCGAGAGGGTGAAACTGCCTTGATGGCATATAAACGAACTAGGGGCGATGTCTGCAAGGATGACGACCTAGAGGAATTCAATTGGCCTACCCGGCAACCGGGTTGCTTTTGCGTCAGCTTGATGGATTGGCGGACTGCAATGAAAGTCCGGCCTTGGATTTACTTCCCAATTGCAAGGAGAGGAACTTACCGCAGATGAAAACCTGGACCTGTACAGATTTTAAGGGACATTACCCTGTCGGGACGGCTTTAGTCGTTACGGCAGACAATGTACAATTGGCTATCACTATGGTTGAAACCCAATTGATTCAAATGGGCCTACAGCAGACTATCAAGCCGGTACAATTGGTTCCGCTTCCGACACATCATCGGCACGTCCGAATACTCTGCGATGGGGATTATTGAAATGAACTCAATCCAATTCGACCGAACAATGGCCGACGAGTCCCTGGTTAGAGAGCGGCTAAAGCCGCTAGTAACCCAGGACCGTCTAGACAAGGCCGCCCAAAGGCTCCAAAATGCGGTAGAACCGCATCTGTGGCCGTACATGCACAAAAGTAGCCGGATGCATCCAGACTGGGTTATACGGCACATTGTGCAACGATACGGAGCTAGGCGTTCCGGTGCCTTGGCCAATGACACTATCGCACTTGATGCGATGATTGATGCGGCTATAGTGGCCGCGTCGGAAACCAGTTATGAAATTCTGAATCAAGGGGATTGAAAATGGATGTGATAATTGAACTTCTAGTCGGGGCCTTTCTGGTCGCGGCGCTCTCAAAGGGTAAATAACATGCTGATTGATTTGAAACCGGGTTGGTTAGTTTGTGACATAGGCGCGAACACCGGGGCTTGGACCGCTGAAGCGGCCAAGGCCGGGGCTACCGTTATTGCGGCGGAGCCCTTAGCAGAGCACCGCGAAGCGGTGTTGGCTGCCGGGGCCGCTGTCGTGCTGCCGGTCGCTGTAAGCGACGTGGAGGACCGAATCCTATTTTATGTAGGACATGACGACCGATTCAGTAGCTCTAGTCCATCCTGGCCTAATGAAGCCTCTAAAACTTTTGGCTGGGATCGGCATATTGATATCCGAAAGGTCGATACCATGCGGTTGGATACCATTTGGCAGGTATTCGGGCCCTTCGATTTTATCAAGGTGGACTGCGAAGGCGGGGAACCCGCCGTTATTAGATCACTAGGAGATATAAAGCCTCCCAGAATATCAATTGAGTACCACGGCGGCAAGTGCTTGTTGCAATCACTTGCCGGGGTGACAGAAGAGGCGATTAGATTACTGGGCAGTAAATATCGCTACCGATTTGCCGCCGAGAGCCGCTACTGGGCATCTAATTGGATCTCTATGGCGGAAGCCATAGAGATGTTAAATGATGTCGATTGGGGAGACTGCATAGCTATCCATCGCGACCACTGGGACGAAATTTAACGTGGTTTCTGTTTACGAGAACGAGGTGGTGTTTTTAGGGCTTTGTCTATAGACCAGCCTAGTAAACATAATCTGTCTCGTATTAAACCTTTGTGGTACCCTAGCTCTTCTGCCCATGCTGCAAGGCATTGGGTTTTACCGTTGAAAGTCAATACGTGATTAGTTCTTTGGTTCCTGTTCTGTTCTGTGCGTGTTGCCCATCGGCAGTTTTCCGGGCAGTAATGGCTATTTACATCGATCCTATCGATGCTATGTCCCTTAGATGGGCGTTCACCCATGTCTTGGATGAAATTTATGAACCCTTGTCCGTCCGGTTCCAGCCACCTATCGCAGACGCGGATTCCGCGTCCTCCGTAGTTAGCGTATCCGCAGTCATTTGGGTTATAGCATCGTTGGATGAGGCATGTCCATGCTACGTGTTCGCGGGTATGCGATCTTCCGTGTTTTGTTAGACGTTGCCGCAGTCTCTCTTTATGGAGGCAGCCGCAACTTTGCGTTCGTGACGTGACTAAATCAGCCACGCTTAATGAAACTATATTCCCACAAACACACTGACACACTTGGTACTTTCTATGCTTTTTTGTCGATCCGACCGGCAACCAGAATATCGGACCAATGGTCGTTAAACGACCGAAGGTCTGCGGGACAAATTCCGTTGCAACTTTTACCGAATGCACTACAATGTAATCAGCCATTTGAAATACTTACCTATTTTACGTGGTTAGAAAAGCTAGTGAATTCGCGTTCACTAGCTTTTCGCATTTTACCACACCTCAACCCAAATGTCCAGTTTTAATAGGAGATGACCATGCAATGTATCTCGTAATCAGCGACCATGCATACGACCGCATCCATGAGCGGGTCAACGGCGAAGTCGAGATACCGGAAGCTCGAATTCTGAAAATCGGTGCCTTGGTTGAATACGACACTGAGTTCCACGTTCGTTGCGTGCTGTATAACTTCATTTGTAAACGCGGCGGGGATGCCGTAATCCTGATGACGGTCACCTACAATGTGACCCATCAACCGATGATGACTCAACAAAACAGACGGGCAGAATTCTATAGTCGGCATCGCCGACGACTGCTCAATTACTATCGAAAGAACAAACAATGGCAAGAATGAAAAAGTTAGCAGTCCAGTTACGTGAATTAGCTGACAAGCTGGAGACATTGGATATCGGGGACGTGGGGATTGATTGTACAATCAACGTATTTGGGGGAAGTCCGTATGGAACCCAATTGACGGTAGACACACTCAAAGAAGTAGTGGCTACATTCGCCGCCGGTGGCGGCAATGCGGAGCCCCGAATTTACGAAAACAGCACTTGGATTCGTGTAACGAATGGGGATCTGGGTGCCGTGATTCATTACGCGCCGTCGCTTTTTGGAGAAGAGGAAGTCGTACAACGGGTGCCGGTAAAGCTCGATCTGGCTAAACTTTTAGGGGATTAAGTAAGCCGTTTCACGGTTTCGGACTTTGTTTAGGTTTGCGAACGGGGGCGGTCAATACTTCTTCGATTGACCAACCCCTTTGTAGACGGCTTTTCAGTGTGCTTCGCGTCATGCCTAGTTCTTCAGCCCAGGCAGTTAAGCACTGAGTCTTTCCGTCGTGAGTTAAGTTCAGGTTGCTTCGCCTGTTTCTGGCTTGCTCTGTATTCGTAGCCCAACAGCAGTTTTCTGGGCAATAATTACCGTTTACTAATTTCCGTTCTACAGTTAAATTCTTGAATGGTTTTGCTCCCATATCTGAAAGGAAATTAAGGAAACCTTGGCCGTTGGGTTCTCGCCATCGGTCGCAGACGCGGATTCCGCGTCCTCCGTAATTTGGATAATCTTTGGTGTTTGGGTTCGTGCATCGTGACAACATACTAACATAACTGGCGTACTCAGACCTGTTGCGACCTGATACTCCTCCATGTCTGTATACTTTTTCTTTGTGTTTGCAGCCGCAACTCTCTGTGTTTCCTGTTATTAGGCTAGCGGAGTGCACTATGGTTATATTGCCGCAGACACACCTACAGACTTGGCGAGGCGCATATTCCCATTTTGTGCCTACTGGAAGCAGAAACCGAGGACCGATGGTCGTGAGACGACCGAAGGTTTCTGGTTCGAAAGTCTTGGCAATACGGATGCCGTGTATTAGAATGTAATTAGACATAGATGATACTTTTCCTATCGTTTGTGTTTAGAAGAGCCGAAAGGGTGAACACCTTTCGGCTCTTCGCATTTTAACAGAAATCGTCGCAGAAGTCTAGTTAATTCAGTCTTTTTACGTCTTCTGCGACTAGGTCATAAGAAATTAAGCCGTCCGGAGTAATGACGCTCGCTTCTTCGAGTAACTCGAAGATTCTGCTTTTAATTGAGATAGGCAGTCGGCCTAAGTCGATGGTACTGTGATGCATATTCACATTTCCTTCTACGGTTAGGACTTTACCGTACACATCTTTCATCAGGCGTTCCGCAGCGAATAAAGTTGCCTTTTCCGATCCTGCCGACACAAGCCCCATCAACCGGCCTTCGACAAAATGCCGCTTGGCTGCCTGGATATCGGCAATCATCTCAGCGAACTCTGGATCATTCTTACTCCAGCGTTCGAATTCTCGGATTGCTATCTTGAGATTACGGCAAGCCCCGGTTACATCAAAATTATTGTTTAGCAAAGCCCAGGCCAACAGCTTCTTACGCTCCCGTTCTCCTTTTCCTGCCAGAGCAATCATAGCCGCTTGCTTGGCGTCGTCCGTAACCGGACCCGACAAACTGGCCCAGATTGCTTTTGATTCCTCAGACAAGTCGTTTAGAACTGCCGGCAACCGGTCAGCTAAGGCAGCATCCATTGCGTTCCGCAATACGGGATCGTCAGCTAACAATTGCTTCAAGGCGAACGGCGATAGGCCGAGGGACTCGGCTACTTTGGCTTCGTCGCCGTGCTTTAGCGTTGCACGATATATTTGCCAGCTTAAATCGGCGTCAGAAGTCACTGTTTCCAAACCCCGCTGACTTTTACGAAAGGTGTTGCACTCTTCCAAGTGCCGGTTACTTTTACAAATGCCATCGCATCTTTCCATTCACCCGCAACCTTTAGCCGGAAGCCACCCAGAGCAACATTGCCGCTAACCAACGTAGCCGATGCAAGCTGAACTGATAACGAACCAGTAGCACCGTTTGCGACTGTACCAGATGACGATACAACGCACGAATCAAGTGCTCGGTTGACTTGTGCTGTTAGCCCAGCACTGAAAGAACCAGTGGACGATAACGTAGCATCTGCGAGTGT